AACATTTTCTCACTAGGTCGGTTTGCGACTTGGAGAAACATACTGCTCGATGACCTTATCCAAGATATGGATTTAATCGAGAAGCTAATTAAAACAGAAACATACCGCAGAAAACTGCTAAGGTAAGACCCCATGATAGTTCATTTAGTTGAATACACAGGCCGCCACGCTGACGAACCAGCACGCGCTGCGGCCGAGCTGTTGGTGACGACGAAGGCGACACGGCTCACAATAAACGAATCATTCGAGAAAGTAAATGCGATGGATGGTGAAGAGCTTTATGAAGAACTTCAGTATATGGCCAGCACCATCCCTAGTTCTTGGGAATTTCTCGATGTTACATTTCTGGTCGAAGGCGTAAGCCGCGCTTGCGCTCAGCAGATAACGCGGACGCGCACAGGCAGTTACGCTATGCAGTCACAGCGCGTTACCGATGCTAGTCAGATGGACGTAATTAATCCTTATTCGGAGGATGACCCTTTATTTAATTATTTTAATGATAGCGTAGAATGCGCTCAGGACTCTTACAGAACCTTAATCACATCAGGCGCTACTGCTCAGGACGCTCGCGGCTTGCTGCCTATGAATACTTCGTGTAACATTTGGTGTAAGTATAACTTTCGTTCATTCGTGGACTTAGTTAAGGCGCGGAGTAGTCACCGAACGCAGGACGAGTATTATAACATTGTTATGGAAATGAAGAAGCGCGTTATTGCTGTGTGGCCGTTCGCCGCGTTGTTCTTTACGTCTAGTAATGATAAGGCGTTAGCCCTATTGGACGAGATTATAAAGGACGCGGGCTTGGATACTGGGAAAGGCACTGGCTGGAAAGCCGCTAAAGTACAGGACTTACTACGATGAATAATGAATTATTAGTCTGCGACTTAGATGGCACTTTGTTCGATGATGAGTGGCGCAGGCACCTGTTGCCTGAATCTCAAGAATTACAACCTAAAGACAGCGATTATGATGATTATAATCAGCGTCACGTGGATGATATGCCGATTAAAGGGGTGGTTAAATTCGTAAATGAATTTGCTGGGGACGTTCTATTCTTAACTGCGCGGCCAGCAAAGTACAGGACAGCTACAAGGCATATGCTGACTACGCATACAAGTAGATACGGAATGGGCAAAGGGCTTTTATTTATGCGACCTAATGGCGACATGAGAGACTCGCCGACCCTGAAACTAGCTCTTTTGTCTGAGCATCTTAAGACCAGTAAGTACTATGAACACATAGTAGTTCTGGATGATAGAGAAGACGTGAGAAAGAGATTGTGCACTTTTATAGAAAATTCAGCAGGAATAGACCCGCAAATTTACATGAAGGAGCAGGCGACAGAGCTGCGGCCTTGCGTTAGTCCTTCGACGATACTAGAGAGAATGGCCGATACATACGCTGAGCGTAATATAACATACGGCGATAACTGGAAGAAAGTAGGGGATGTTATGAACCTTCTTTTCCCTTCTGGAGTAGTATTAAAAACGCCTGAAGACTTTAATAAATGGCACCTGTTCGAGCTGATGATTGTTAAACTAACGCGGTTCGTTAACAGCGAATTAAGCCATCAGGACTCGATTCACGATATTGCCGTATACGCGGCTATGGTAGAAAGCATTTTGGAGAATGAATCATGCAGCAAAAAGTAGCGGTGGTGACAGGCGCGGCAAGCGGTCTAGGAAAGTTAATATCTCAAAAGTTAACGGCGGAAGGCTTTAATGTCGTGCCGATTGATACTCAGTTCGGGCACGACATTACTCAGCCGACTATTTTGAACATGCCTGTTTTAGGTAGGGTTGATGTATTAGTTAACTGCGCGGGAATTAATAAAATTAACTGGATGGCGGACGTAACTCACAGAGAGTTTATGCGCGTGATAGAAGTTAATGCTTATGGTATGTTCGCTATGACTCAGCACTATCGCACTGCGCTAGAAGCTACTAAGGGTTCGGTTTGTAATATAGTATCGAACGCCGCTCATATGCCTATGCGTTGCAGTGCCGCGTATAATGCGAGTAAGGGCGCGGCCTTAATACTTACTAAACAAATGGCGCGGGAGCTAATAGAGGACGGTATAACAATATTTTCCGTTAGTCCCAATAAGCTAGGCGGTACTGGCATGAGCGAGGATATTGACGCGCAGGTATGTAAGACTCGCGGATGGACTCCTGAAGAAGCGCATAAGTATCAGGTCGCTGGATTACTGACTAAGAAAGAAACGAGCGCCGCGGCTTGCGCAGAGTTTATTGTATTTTTACTATCTGAAAAATATCGCCACGAAGCATTAGCTGGTTGCGATTTACCATACGGAGCATAAAATGAAATTTATAGTAGAGCAGTTAGCATTTTCGCCTAAGAGTGAAGCGGGAAAAAGATTCTTGAAAGAGCTGTTTAATTTCGGCGCGTGGGTAGAGGATGCTGTCATTGCGGAAGGCGAGGTATTCGGGGAAAAAGGAATTAATGAGGCTAATTTATCGTTCGGTTATCAGGATACGCCTGATAAGTTAGAGGTAGAAAACTTGCGCTATACCAAAGGTAACAACTGGATTAAAAATAAGAAGGCTTGCGTGTCTCATGTAGGCATGCATGTTACCGCGGCCGAATTGTCGAAATGGCGTTCATTTATGGAGGATAGATATGTTAGTATTGCTCAGGAGGTAACGACTAAAAGCCACACTAATGAATTTTTAGTTAATAACGGCCGCACATATAACTATACGATATTTAGTACACGCGAGTTAATCGGCACTGATATTAAATTCATCGTAAGGATAGACGCATGAATGTCATGGTGTTCGATACAGAAACCACGGGCTTGCCTAAGCATCCGTCAGTAGACATTAGTAAACAGCCGAAGATCATTGAGTTTGGCGCTGTTATTCTGGATGAGAACGGTGAGATTGTTAAGTCATATAACCAGCTTATTAATCCGCAGGAGCAAATCGAGTCCATCATCACTAAGATAACGGGAATCACTAATGACGACTTAATCGGAAAGCCTGTTTTTAAGGACGTGTGGCCTGAGATAATGGCATTGTTTAATGAGTCGGATTTAATGGTAGCTCATAACTTGGCTTTTGACCGAGGATTGGTTGGATTCGAGTTGCGCCGCATGGGGATAGATTTTAAGTTTCCGACTGGCGTTTGTACCGTCGAAGAAAATCGAGCGCGGTACGGATACAGGCCTAAGATGGTTCAACTTTATGCTGACGTGTGCGGCCACGCATTAGCGCAGACTCACCGTGCTATAGATGACTGCACCGCTCTCGCTGAGATATGGACTACAGGAGGATTTCATGCTACCTTTATTGAGAATCAGAACCGAATGTAGTTTCAGGCGTGCATATGGAAAGATAGACTATGTTGCCGAGGTCATAGAAGAAATGGGCGTGCCATCCGCGGCTATTGTTGATGATAAAGGAACGTGGGGACATGCTCGTTGGTTTAAGGCTCTAAACGGCCTCGTAAAGCCCGCGTTTGGGTTTACCGCTACTATCGCCTTAGAGGACGGACGTAAGCCCGTAGCTTGGGCGTTAGCCATGAGAAATAACACCCGCGCATTCTATAAGGCGAGTTCTAGCAATCCCACTAGCGATATTGATTGGGAGGGGCTTTCTGGAAAGGTAATTCGTTTTGCTGGCAGTGCTTTGGGCGGCAATCCTTTAGCGTATGACTACATGGATATTGACCCCAGCAGCGTGACCGAAGGGAGGCGTAGGATTCTTCAGGCAAAGCGCGACGGTAAGCCCTGCGTGCTAGTGCCTTATAACGACTATCCGACTCCAGAAGATAAGGAGTTCTTTCTTGCTTGGGATGATAGTGACTCAGTAAGGCCGCGGCACATAGACGTAAGCAGGGAGGCGTTCGACTTTTTAACTGATGCGGAGTATGAGGAATACTCAGTAACCACTAAGATAGTTGGCGCTCTTTCTGCGCAGGACTCCTTACCTTCTGCTCCAATCATAAAAGTAGAGGGTGACATCAATGCTATGTGCGATGCGGGGAAAAAATACAGGCTAGAGAGTAAGCATATCGACGAGTGGACGCAGGAGTATGAAGACCGCCTTCAGCGTGAATTGGCTATGATAGAGAAAAAGGATTATAGCTCCTACTTCATCATGGTTGCCGAGCTAGTTATATGGTCTAAAAAGCATATGTTAGTTGGGCCAGCTCGTGGTTCATCAGCAGGTTCGCTCGTTTGTTACTTAATGGAGATAACAGAGGTAGACCCGCTGCCATACGGACTGCTATTCGAGAGATTCATCGACATAAACCGTGACGACCTTCCTGACATAGACATAGATTTTAATGATAAGAAGCGCTTCATGGTGTTCGATTATCTTGCTGAGAAATACGGACAGGCCAACGTCGCTAAAATAGGCTCGTTCTTAACGCTTAAACCGCGGTCTGTTATGGCGCACGCATCTAAAAAGCTAGGAATAAACCGCGGCGCGACCTTCCCCGTTTTAAATGTTCTAATCGAATACAGCTCTGGTGATGCTAGATATGGTAAAGGATTAGAAGACACGCTTCAAAATACAGTCGCAGGGCAGACGTTTATCCACGACCATCCTGAATTTAGGGTAGCTAACGAACTAGAGAATCATGCATCTCACACAGGAGTGCACGCCGCGGGGATAATAGTTTGTAATGACGCTATCACCGAGTACTGCACAGTCATAGACGGCGTTGCTCAGATAGATAAGAAGGACGCAGAAGCGCTTAACCTATTAAAAATTGACGCTTTGGGATTAAGGACGCTAGGAGTCATCGAGGACAGTGGAGTTATAAGTCAGCGCGAGTTGTTTAGCATGAAGTTTAACGACCAAGAGGTGCTAGATATAATTAATCAGCATAAGTTCTCTGGGGTGTTTCAGTTCGAAGGCGCGGCTCAGCGTTCAGTATCCGTTGGCATTCACATAACGGAGTTTCAGCAGATAGACCACATCACAGCTCTAGCCAGACCTGGCCCATTAGGTGGTGGTGCCGCAGCGCATTATGTCTCCAGAGCCGCAGGAAAGGAAAAGGTGGAGTATCGTCATCCGTCCATGGCGGCTTACTTAGATGAAACTATGGGGGTCGTATTATACCAAGAGCAGGTCATGCGCATAGTCCGTGAGATTGGCGACTTTTCTTGGGAGGATACGTCCACGATTCGTAAGGCTATGAGCGGAAGAAAAGGGCAGGAGTTCTTTGATAGATATGGTGAGCAGTTCGCTATCGGCGCTAAGAAGATGAACATTGAAGAGCACGACGCGACTGCGATATGGAATGAGATATGCGGCTTCGGCGCTTGGGGAATGAATAAGTCACACACCCATAGTTATGCCGTTATCAGCTATTGGTGCGCTTGGCTTAAGAGATACCACCCGTTAGAGTATGCAGCG